AATGGCGATGGTTGGCTGCGACATGAAATCGCCCAGGGAGATTTGAGCTGTCCCGACTAGAGAAGTGCTGGTCAAGCTCGAGTCGAGCGCGCCGATGCCCAGGTTGCCCCGGTTGACCCGATAGCCCAAATCCGTCGCCCCGGTCGCAAATTCCCAAATGCCCCCGCCGGTAATTCCGACGCTCAAAATCTGCCCGTAGGCTAGAGCTTCGAGAGAATTTAGAATCGAGAAAGTCTTTCGCCTTCGACGGGTTCCCTTCTTCTTTCGCGCCATTGAATTAACCCAGGGGCGCAATCTCGGCTATAATTATTCCTTTGAAAATTTACCAGAGCCATCTCGAATTAATTCTGCCGCAGCTGGTGTGAGATCGTTATGTTGCTGCATCTTCGACATCAAGAAATTACCGAGGACTTGTTGAATGTAGGTCGGGGGTTCTCCGCCCGCAGCTCCGTCGATACCTAAGCTCTCAATTTTCTCAACCAGGACTTGAAATCGAAGGAGTGTTTGAGTGATTCTCGAGCTGAGTTCGAATTGTATCTTGATTATGACGATCAGTAGGCCGATTTGAACGATCGTAGCAGCTAGTTCGTAATCCATGCCTGGTGACGGCCCAACCCGGCCCTAAAACATTGTTTTCTCTCTCTCTCTCTCTCTCTCTCTCTCTCTCTCTTCTGGTAAACACTATAATAAATATTAAAAGAGGCTGTTTTTAGCAATTATGATAAGCAAAGACTCGCTCGGCCTCTTTATGCGCCTACGCTGCTCATACTGCAAAATCGTTTTCGACTGCCCGGACTTCGAGAGCGTCGCTGCGGTTCAATATCAACAATGCTTCATCACTCGAAAGGGAATCAATCACAAATTGACCGAGGTGGCGAAATAATGGCCGTTGAAGCTCTCGCAATTCCAATCCAATACATCCGCGACGCCTGGATGGGTCGCCGGGACACTCACGAAACCCGGTATTTTCAAAAAGTCTGGTTGGAGTGCATCTCGAGCGAGTGGTGGATTCAACCTTCAGTAGTGGTTGACCCGTTCGCTCGAAATTGCCCCCTCGGGACTCTCACGAATGACTTGAACCCTGAAACGCTCGCTCACGATCACCAGGACGCTCTCGAGTGGCTGAAAGGTCTTGACTCCGATATTGCCGACTTCGCCATTCTCGACCCCCCGTTTTCAGACGTCGCCAATGAACGGATTTACGGCTACAAAACCAATCTTTACACCGACGCTCGATACTTCAAGGGGGTCATGATGGAGCTAGGGCGCATTCTGAAGCCTGGGGGCCGCCTTATCCGCTTCGGATATACCACAAGCAACCTAAACCGCACTTTGGTCCTCGAACGGCTCTGGGTGGTCAATTTCTTCTCTCCTCGAAATGACGTCCTGGTGTCGCTATTCCGTAATGACTCGCATTCGCTCAGGGAGTGGACCGAATGAAGCGAGCTTTATGCCTGGGGTCGGGTGAAGGCGGTTTCCTTCAAGCGTTCGAAGATGACCCGGAGTGGGTGATCGTTAGAGTGGATTTCGACGCCCAATATGCTCGAGTGCCTCATACAATAATTCGAGATATTACCCAATGGACGGATTGGATAGATGAAATCGGGATAAATTTCGACCTGGTGATATTCTCCCCCGACTGTCGGGAGTTCTCGACCGCCGGGCAAAGGCGACCCCCTGGGTTCGAACCGAGCCTAGAGCTGTTGCTAGCTGGGCTTGACCTAATCAAGCACATCGAGCCGCGTCATTTTCTCGTTGAAAATGTGAAAGGAGCGCGTCGCCACTTCGCGCCGTTCCTGGGTCGCCCGGTTCAAATCCTGGGGCCGTTCTATTTCTGGGGCCGGTTCCCCTGGTTGGCCGTCACCGTTCGAAGGCATACCGATAAGACCGACAGCTCGAGCGGATTGGCCGACAACGATCCGCGCCGGGGCGGTCGGTGGATATTCAACGGCGAACCCTATCACAAGTGGGGCGAAGCGAATAACGCCCGAATACCCTATGTGATTTCCGAAGCTCTCCTTAACGCCATCCGCGAACACATCCCCCTCCAGGAGTGGATTCATTGATTGGGTATTCGAACTATGCTGTTTATTGGCGCAACCCAGAAACCCGAGCCTTCGAGCGAATCCCAATCGTCACCCTGGTCAAGAACCCGGACGGAGAGCTTCGGGTTCAAATGACGGTCGAGCGAAAGGGCAAATGGCATACCATCTCTAAGCTATGGGAGAGGGACAAATGACTCGAAAGGATTGGATAATCAAGAGCGTTAGCATTGAAGCTAGTGACGCCCAAATTATTCGAGACCAACCCGCCGGGTTCAATCTCTCCCGTTTCGTTCGAGAGTGCCTACGTCGACACGCGCACCACCAGGACAGCTCTAAGCTAATCCACCGACAACCGGGAATTTATGATCGTCTGGGGGTGTGTCTCCCTCGGTCAATGTGTCCGGTATGTTGGCCCGAGGGCATACCGTCCGAGCATCATTTTGCCATGTTTCGAGGCACCGACCCGAATTCGTTGAATGAAACCCAATTATCGCTTTCGGGGCAAATCAACAATTCTCCGGCTCGATATCACGGTCCCGAAGTCGGCAATCTTGTATGGCTTCGCTCGACAATTGATGATTCATTTCCAATTGAAGGAATCAACGCCCAGGGTAATTCGAAACCGAGCTTCGTTGAAAAACCGGATTCACTTATAGGTAAATGGCTCAAGAAATTGAAAAAGGTGGCTTAGAGGGGGGGGGTGGCGGGTCTAAAATCCGCCACCGCCACCGCTCGAAGCTCCAGGAGGCTCGTAGCCCGTCCCGAAGTCCGGGAGATTCACTCCCAACACCGCTTCAGCCATATCGATGATACCAGCTAGCGGCCCACGTCCGAGAGCTGTCCCGATGAAGTCGACTCGCTCGCGTATGATGGAACCCTGCTCAACCGCGTGGTCATACTGCTCTTTGAAGTCCTGGAGTAGGTTGACGCCCTCCTCGAGTAGGGGGGGGATGTAGGTGAACCCAATCCAGGCGGCCGCAGCTGAGAGCATCAAGAGCATGGTGGTGTTATCGTTGATGAGAGCTACGATCGGCTGAGTGACTTTGTTGAAATTGTATGAGAGAGCTATGTCTCGAATGATTTCTCGTTCCGACTCCTGGAATTCGATTCGATGAATTATGACCTGGGTGCTAGGGGCTTTAGGCATTCGTATACCATCCTTCAGCTATCGGACAATTCAACGAACAGAATATTGAGAAAGACCGCATTCGTGTTAGTAGCGGTTGCGTTTTGAAGGGCTAGACTCCAATAAGGCGGGATAATTACCGGGGGAACCAGCGCCGGGCGGTAATTCGTATACGGTGCAGGGACAGCAACCGACCCGTCACCGCCCGCCATGCCCGCCATCAATGCCACGCACCCAGGGACATCGGCGGGAGCGTTAGAACCGTCTTGAATATTATTCGGCGGCACTAAATAAAGCGAATAGACTTCGCTCGCATCCCCGCCCCGGTAATCAAACGCGACGATCTGAGCCCAGGAACCGCTATTTTCCCACATGGTGAATAGGGCGGAATTGTCTAAACCGGCGGGGTATTCTGAGAGTGATTGAATGATTTCACCGTATGCGTGTGCCATTGGTGTCACCTCTTTTGGCACCAACGAATTATTTCCCGCATACGCTTCACGCCCATCAGCTCTTGTTCATACAGGAGCTTTGTAGCTCTTTGAACGTCGCCCCTTTGCTTCGCCGTCATAATAGCGAATCGGGCCTTCGCTCGCTTCGATATTGCCATTCCCTTCACCTACGCATCAGTCGATACCAAAGCGCGCGTGTTTAGAGCAATCGGGGCGAAACACGGTTCGTATTTGCCCGTATCAACCGCCGGGTCATTTGGGGTGACGCTCGCTATTGGCGTTCCCGAGCCGTTGACGAAATAGACGGGACTCGAGAAGTTCGCAGCGTTATTTCCCCCCATACAGAAGGCGTGAGTCACGATCCGGTTTTGCAGCGTCGGGCCAATTCCCAGGCCCGTTAAAATCGAAAGTAGCTCATGTCCCGAAGCTGAAGCACCGCTAGGGGTGACGGTGAAAACATGGTATTCGCCGTTCGAACAGGCAACGCTCAAGGAAATGTCCCTCGAAGCTGCTGCGGTCGCCATAGCCATCACCTGGTCGCCACTAACGAGCTGCTTCGGGTATGGGAGAGCTGCGGGGAGCCCGGCTCCCCCATTCAACCCCGAAACGGGCAAAGCGAGCTTTATTTTTCCGGCGGATTTCACAACGCAATAATTCATGTCGTTCTCAGCGGACACACCTGCAGCCATGACGGTGTGAGATTGAAGGGTCTGAGTCACGAATGTCCCGGCGGTTTGAGCTGAACCGACGTAATTCGCGTCGGTTTGAATCTCCTCCTCGGTATCTTCTAAAATATCAGTTCGAGCGAGAGGGCATATTGAACCGCCCTTCAACACTAGCTGCCCGAAGGCGTCAACATCGGCCATTCTAGAGCCTCACTCCAGGACCAAAGACGGGTTTTATCAGGTCACGTGTGATCGTGGATATTGGTTTTCGAAGCAACCTACGACCGATGCGAAATGCGACCGAGGTTCCGAACCCGGCTATCGCCATTGGAATTATGTTGCTTGTGAAATTCTGGGTCATCTCGTCAATGGCGATGGTTGGCTGCGACATGAAATCGCCCAGGGAGATTTGAGCTGTCCCGACTAGAGAAGTGCTGGTCAAGCTCGAGTCGAGCGCGCCGATGCCCAGGTTGCCCCGGTTGACCCGATAGCCCAAATCCGTCGCCCCGGT